TGACAACGTGTAGCGCAGCGCTAGGGCTACTAGTCCCCAGACCTACAAGCCCTGCCGCTGTTATGCGCAGGCGTTCGGCGCTGTTAGTCTGAAAGGCTAAATCGTGGTTGGTTGCAGTTCCCCAATAACCAACTGATCCGGCTTCAGTAATCCGATTAACAACGTTAGTGACTCGGCTTACAAACGTGCCTCTAACACCTAGAGCCTCGCTGTATCCGAGAGGTGAGCCGATATTGATATTCCCGCTCGCATCAACAAACAACCGCCCCGTGCCATTAGTTGAGATGGCTACGTTGTTTGCGGCAGGCAGGTAAACCCCGTTGCTGGGGGCCGTACTGCTGGTGGGGATGAAGCTGGCAGCGGTGCTGGTGCCAGTGGAGGTGCGGTTCTGGCTGCCAAAGTCCGGGCTGATCTTGGTACCAGCGATGGCGGCTGATGCATTTACATCAGCGTTGACAATTACACCGCTGCTAATGGCGGTAACGCCGCTGCTGTCAATGGTTACATCGCCGCTAAGCGCAGTGGCGGTTGGGACGTTGGAGGCATTACCCATCAACACCGAACCAGCCGTGATATTGGCGAGTTTGGTGTGAGCGATGGCGGCTGATGCGTTGATGTCTCCGTTGACGATGGTGCCGTCAAGGATCATCGTGCTGGTGACGGTGCCGGTGTCGCCGGTCGTGACTACCGTGCCGGTGGTATCCGGCAGGGTGATGGTGCGGTCGGCGGTTGGATCGGTGACCGCAATCGTGGTTTCAAAAGCGTCGGCGGTGGCGCCCTCAAAACTCAGGCTGCCGGTGGTGCCGATCTCCAGGTTGCCGGTAACGGTGCCGCCGGATTTAGGCAGGGCGGCGTTGGCAAGGTCGTAAGCGGACTTGACTGCCGTGCTCGAAGCAATAGTGGTGGAGCTGGTGGTGCTGGTGCTATCGCTGACTTTGGACTGCAGACCAGCGGGAGTTACAGCGCGGTCGGTGTCAGTACCAGTCTGAGTTTCGGCGCTGGTGGCAAGTTCCAGCAGACCCTGAACGGTGGTGCTGCCGATGGGGGTGGCGTTGACAAAGGCGCTGCCGTTCCAGATCTTGACGCCGACGGGGGTCAGACTGGTGTCAAGCCAGATCTCGCCAACGCTGTTGCCGGCACTGCCGCCGGCTGCCGGACTGGCGTTAGGTGCAGTCGTGCCAACGTGAACCGGGCCGACTTTGATGATGGTGGCACCAGTGCTGTCCTTGAAGAACAGGCCGGGACTGGTGGTATTGGTGTTAAGGGCAATCTGGCCGTCGGCAATCGAAGTCGTCGGGCGCTTATTTGCAGTGCCGCTGCGAAGAGACTTATGCGTCGAGGCCATTCCCTTAACTCCGGTAGGACGGGATTACTGGAGCAGTCTAGTATTCGCCGTCGTCAAGTACCACGTCGTAGGTCTCAAAAACGTACGTAAAGTCGCGCCAGGCGGTGTAGTAGTTGGCGTTTTGCAGTTTTACCAGGACGTCGCCGGGTTGCCCGCCGATGGGGACGTTCTCGGCGCTATAGACAAAATTTTCTGTGCGGTATGACATCAGAAGGTGCCATCGTCAACCACACCGATTGTCATTTCACCCGTGCTGTTATTAACCAGCACTTCGGCAGATTCGAGTACCACGCCGATTTGCGAGGTGGTGGCTATTTGAGTGCGGCCCCACAGCAAGACAAGTGCGTCTCGGACGTCCGTCACACCGGTCATGTCCGGGGTGAAGTAGGTGCCGTCCGACAGAATGTCGTAGTCGTTGAAGGTGCCAGTAGCACCAGAGACCACAGCAATCTTGGTCCAGTTGGCTGTGGTGCCTTGGCTGAGAACCCAGTCGCCGACTGCAAGTGATGCAATAGGAGCCGGCGTGGTGCCGGTGCCGGCCACCGTTGTAATCAGGTAAATACCGTTGTTTTGGGGGTTTGGTGCGCCAAGCGCTTGGCCCACAGTCAGGCCGGCTTCGGTGCCGTACTGGTTGAGGGTGGCAACGGTGTTGGTACTGGCGTTGTACGTGCCACCGAAACGAATGTTGAGTTGGGTGGGGCTTCCGTAGCCGACAAGCAGCCAATAACCGTTGGGTGTGGGGCTAACTGTGCCGACCCAGATGTAGGCCGAGCGGTCGGAGGGGTTGATCCACCACTGACCAGCAAATTCAGGTGTTGGAGCACTTTCGCTGACTTGGGCGATGCCGTAGTCAGCCAACTGGGCAGCAGTAACGCTGTTGTTAGCGAGGAACGCACTAGTGAAAGTGCCAGTCGTAATCTTGCTGGCGTCAAGATTGGGAATATCGGTTGCGGCCAAGATGTCGCCGGTGACGATGTGACCCTGGGCGTCAATCGAAACCTTGGTGTAAATGCCGGCAGTGGTGGCGTTGCTGTGGTTGAGGACACCACCAGCGGTTACGGTTAGACCAGTGCCTGGTTGAATTGCGCCGGTTGCACCAGCAGTGGCGACTGGTAGATCGGCAGGAACCAGTGCGCGGAATGTTGGGGTTGCGCTCGAACCGGTGGTGGGACCGGCAAAAATGCGGTTGGCCGCTTGGGTATCGAGGCCGGTGGTGATTGTGGCAACGCCAGCTGCACTGACCGATGCGCTGAACGTAAGCGGGGTGGAATCGGAAAAGACAAAGCTCTGGACGCCGGCTTGTTGGATCCACGCGGTTCCATCCCAGGCGTAGGCCAGTCCGGTGTTGGTGTTAAACCACTGTTGACCTACAAAAGCGCCGCTGCCGCTGGGCGTGTTGCCGGAAATGATGGTGCTGGAGTCAGCGGCCAATTTTGCAGCTGTCACAGCCGCCGCGTTGATTTTGGCGGTGGTGACGGCGCTGCTGGCGATCTTGGTGGCCGTAACGGCGTCAGTGGCAATGGTGGTGGCGAACGAGCCAGTGCCCGAGCCGGTGACATCGCCGGTCAGTGTGATCGTTTGGTCGCCGGTGTTGGTGCCGGAAGTGGTGCCGGAATGGGTGCCACTGAACGTGCCGGATTGGGTGGCGAGGGTGCCAAGGCCGAGGGTGGTGCGGGCGGTGGCGGCGTCGGCGTCGTCAATCAGGCTGCGGCCATAGCTGGTCAGGCTTGTGGTGGCGTAGGTGTCGCTGGCCGTGGTGTAAACGGTTTGGTCGGCGCTGGTGGTCAGCCCGGAAATGCTTTGGAGGCCGGCGTCATATGCCTGGACGTTGGTGCCGATCGCCACGCCAAGATTGGTGCGGGCGGTGGCGGCGTCAGATGCGCCAGTGCCGCCGTCGGCAACGGCGAGGTCGGTGATGCCGGTGATCGTGCCGCCGGTGATCGTGCCGCCCGTGATGGCAACTGCCGTGGCATCTTGTGTGGCAATAGTGCCGAGGCCGAGCGTGGTGCGTTGCGCGGCGGCGTCCGCGTCGTCAAGCAGAGCGCGGCCGGCTGCAGTCAGCGAAATTTCTTCAACAACGCCCGCACCAGCACTGCTACGACCCAGCAGTTTGTCGGTGGCGCTGACGTTTTGGATCTTGGCGTAGGTGACGGCGCTGTTATCCAGTGCCGTGGTGCCGAGCTTGGTGACGCTGGCTTGGTTGAGTTTTGCCAGGTCGATGCTTGAACTGTCGGCGAGGGTTGCGCCAGCTTCAAACAGGTCTTTGGCGGTGACTTTTTTGGTCTCGCTAGCCGAAATATCAACGATGGGCAGAACGTCCGTGGCTGCGACGTCTACCTCGTTCAGTTGGGTCAGCTGTGTAATTCGCTGGTCGGCCACGCACCCGCTCCAGGTCTGGGAAGTCTGTTGCTAGTTTAGTCGGTTACTTCTGTCAGCAAGAAGTCGAGGTTCTGCTGCAGGCGGATTCGGTCGGTGTCTTCCTTAAGGATGTAACCCGACGGTTCGCCAATCAGCAGGCGGATTTCGCCGGTGGTCACAAAGTCGATGACGCAGTTGATGGTTTGGTCACTGCGGACTTCAATGCCGGTTTTGGTCACCATGGCATCAAACTCGTAGTAAATGTCGCTTGATTTTGTGTACACAGAATCTTCTACAAGCTGCAAGGCACAAGAAAATTCGCTGCCGATGTCTGTGCGGTTAATCAGCTGGAGCATCAACAGGGAATTTTCCGTCAGTCCACTGTTTTCGGTATTAAATAAACAGTCGATTGATCCACTGCCGGAAATAAGCCCGGCGGAGTACATTTGCCGGAAGCGGTCGGACATTGTGGTGGTGTCCATTGCTTCGCGGTCGGTATTAAACGTGAAGCCGGTCACGTCACCCAAGACGCGCTCCACGGAACCGTAAATTTTTACGTCTACTGGTAAAGCCGCACCAGTGAAAGATTCGAGGGAGTATTCGACTGAACGGTCGTTGTTGATGGCTTGGCTAAAAGTTTCAAATAGGCGGACACCGCCGATGGCGTTGACGTTTGCGTAGGCCACGACCATCTTTTGCGTTGCGCCACCGCCGTCGGGCCATGTGGACGTCGGTAAAAAGTCAAGGCCGCGGGCGTCTTCGGTGCTGATGATCAGTTGGTCACCAGTCAGCAGGTTTTCAACTGAGCCCTCCAGGCCAAAACGGTTGAGGATAGTGTTGACGTCTGCGGGACTAATTGTTGATGTAAAACTGCCCGGAGATTTACGGCGCAGTTTAATTTTGCCGTAATGCCCTAGGAAGTAGGTCATGCGTCAACGGTCTCACGGAACGGTCCGTCAACCGTAAATTGAAGCGCCACCGAAGACAGTTCGCCGGTGCTGACCTGCAGCGATGCGTTGGTGATATAAGCGTTAAAAGCGATGTCGTCCTTGATGTCGTTGCCGCTTCCGGCAGTTTGGCCCACGCGCAGGACCATGCCGACGCGATCACTTTCGGTGACGCCCGTGGTGGACGTCTTCATGATTTTGTTCAGGAACTGGTCGAATTGCGTGCCAGGTTCGGTGCTAACGGTGCCTTCGCGGCGGTAATACAGCAGCGTGGCGCTGCCGGAAGCGCTGCTGGATCCAGGTGTGTAACTTTTGACGGCGGTGTCGACGGTGGTGGTTTCCAGCAGTTCGACAGTGGTTTCCAGGCTCCAGTCGCGGAGTTTGAGGGCTTGCTCAGAAGCGGCGGGCGTTACATCGCCGGTGCCGGTGCTGGTCAGGTACAGAGCCCCGGTGCGTCCGGTGTAAAAGGCCATTGCGGCAATCCCGTTTTCTTATGCCACTTTAGCGGCGGATGGTAAACAGATTATCGCTGAAGTCGGCAATAAGGGATTGGCCGTCAGTGGTGCAGGGGTAGATGGTTGCCCGAACAGTAATCTCGCCTTCTTCGTCCATCTGCACTTCGCTGACTCGGAATATGCGGCGGGTAGTGGTCTCCACGCCAAGCACAAACAGGAAGTTCTCGTAGTCGGCTAGCTGGGGCGCTACGCCGTTGGTGACGGTTACTGTGTTGACGTCGAGCAGGCCACGGTCACTGCGGTACAGGCGGAAGTTGTAGGTGCCCGACAGCAGGCCGTTGTCCAGTGGAATGTTAAGTGCTCCACCAACGCCGATTGTGCCGGTGCGGATGGCGTCCCAGCTGTTTTGGCCGATGTCGACGTAGACAAAAGCACCGGGTGAGATCGGATCGAGGGTCGGATACGTCTTAAATTCGATGGCTTGGCGGACGTAGCGGCGCAGGTTGCAGATCAGTTTTCCAAACAAAATGGCCTGTTCCGGATTAGTTACATACAAGGACAGGTCAAATGTTTGGCGAATTGCATCCACTTCTAAAGTGTCCGCAAGCTGGACTTCTAAAGACTTTTTCTTGGAGAAAACTGCGTCTTCTGGAATGTCGGTATAAATGA